CGTAATCCTCTCCGATTGTTATCGGTAAGAACTTAAAGTCTTTAATCAGTTCTTTTTTCATTGGTGCAAGGTGATTAGGGAATCTTTCGTAAATTAATTTGCCATCAACTACCTTTGATCCATAGTTAAAGTTTAATCCCATATCCCAATGAACTAAGTTATGACCATTGGTAGTTATGTACCCATTGATAGGAATCACATCAGGATCATTGTCAATCGCACACATGATCAAAAATATATAGGATTCCAAAGGTTCATCATCATCATCAAAGAATACAACATACTTACCCTTTGCTTTTTCTATTAGTCTATTCCTTTTTTCTCCTGTTGGTGTTTCTCTGTTATCTGTATCGATAACTATCTCAATGTCTTTAAATACATCGCAATCTACAATCTGTCTATTGAGTAGATTAACAGTCTTGAGTAGTGTAGCTTCTCTCGATTGTAATGTCGGGATGAGAATTGATAGTTTATAGTCCAAAGTTAGTTAATTTACGTTTGTTAAATGTCGATTCATCTGCTATCCACAATACTCTATCTTCTGTCTTAATACTTAATGCGTCTTGAGGTGCTAACCCCCATGCCGGATGAAGGTGTTTGAATAATTGAAGGTCATCACCCATATACTTATAACATCCTAACTGCTTCGCTACTATGTCATTCTCAACATCTGACCATAAAGATATGTAATCGGGATGATAAATGTACTTGAATCGGTTATAATATTCTCTTCCAACGATGTGCATTGTGCAGACATTAGACTTCTGATTACCATCATTAAAGTGAATGTACTGGTTAAAGTCATTGTAAAATTCAGCACGAATAATATCATCAAATCCTTTAGTTATAAATATTTGATCATCACTAACATTTATAATTATTTCAGCATCGTATATTTCTAAGAACTCATTTAAGTCCCTATTGATTGCAGATATTTTAGTGATTGTTTCACTTTCAGTTTTTTTATAAACTTTATATGTATGAGGGCAATTAAGCACTGGTAATGGTTTCATAGAATCATCATCATCATCTAAAGAGATAAGTAAATGATAATTATCTTTATCCGTTACATTATTTATAATTGAATCAACTGCTCTAAGAAAATTACTTCTACGAGAACGAGATGTTATTTTAAATAGGATTCTCATAATGGCAAATATACACTTTTAATAGGTTCATTGAAGAATTTATCCCAATTATTTTTGATGTGTTCATTTCTCTCTAAAATAGAGATTGAAGAACTATGAAATAAATAATCTGAGTAATCCTTTGAATAGATATAGTTATCAGTACCATTCAGCATAGGATAAGCATGACGTTCTCCCAAAATTCGTATTGAATAATCTGCATGTTCAAAGCCGAAATGCATGAATTTTTCATCAAATGCACCTACCCTATCTAATGCATCCTTTCTGATATACATGAATACACCTCCACAATCATGATAGTAACTGCAATGTCCATCATCAGATAACTGCACATGATTCTTATTTAGATATAATAAATGCTCTTTGTTTGCATTAATAAAAAAGTCAATCCATCCATCATTAATCGGATAGCAGTCATCATCAAATAGGAAGATATGGTCACAATTCTTTAAGGATCTGAGACATTGATTTTTTATTCCCGCCACCCCAACCCTATTTTCATCAGAATCAATAGCAATATGTAATTTAACATTTTTCATATCTGTATGCTTTTCAATATGTTCAATGCACTCCCTCAAGCATTCGGGTCTTTTATATGAACTAATGCCAATGCCAATAGTTACGCCCACTTATAACCTCCTGCTTTATTTCTTTGCCCAAGAACGCATCGACTTATGTAACTTTGCTTTATACCTGTTTCTCTTTCTGCTGTTGCTTGAGAGTCGAAAATATTAATAATAAACCCATCCAGTGATAATTGAATAACCTCTTTAGAATTGTGCATTAATGCTCCAAATTTTCCAGTCATTGGCTTTGGACTTTTTCTATTTAAAACTCTAAAAGCGTGTTTAATATTTTCAGAAGCTGTAACCCACTCTAAATTCTCGACTCTATTGTCATTTTTAATCCCGTTAATATGATTAACGCAAGGTTTGTTTTCGGGATTAGGAATGAACGCTTCTGCAACTAATCGGTGAACCCTTGTTGATTTTACAACCCCATCTAAGCAAATGCTAACGTGGTGATAACCCAACACGTTGCACTTCTTCATTGTTATATCTCCACCACCTCTGTAGTTTATTTTAGATATAACATTCCCTAAATCGGAAACCATATACCTATCTCTAATATCTTTCCATTGTTCTATTCGCATTGTCTATCAAATATCTGTTTACGTTCTACATTCACTATCTTAATGTCATACCTTGCCGATACATACTCAAATAGATTCTCTTTTAGATCTTCTACTTTATTCGGATTCTTTACCAAGTACTTAATGTTATCCTTCCATTTCTTATCGGCAGATACTAATACATTGTGCAGAGTAATATCATCACGATAAGGTATAACATTGGACACGATAACCGCTTTCTTCTTAAATCCTGCTTCGATTAATTTCAGCTGCGATTTGTTCCGGTTAAATTCTGTGCTAATCAACGGAACTAATGCCACATCAATAGAATCGTATAGCTTACCATAATCTAAGATAGGCATACCATTTAGTCTCATGTATGGCTCATCCATATCTTTGAACTCTAATACCCTATTGGACATTAGTAGTTCTCTATAGTTCAAGTTCAATAGGTGATACCCTCCAGTAAAGCATTGCTCAATATACTTGTAGTATGGATTCGGTGTTATCTCACCTTTTGCATCCTGGTTAAAGTTATAACCTGCTGTCAATAGCTGCCATTTATTTCTGATCGTTTCATCTTTATACAGCTTCATTAGTTCAGGATATAACATCTCTACATCAGCAACATGGTGAACACCTGCTACATATCCGAATCTCATTCTGTTATGTGTTACCTCGATTGGATTCGGTTGCCATTGTTCCTCCTCCGTATTGATGGCATTCGGTAGTACGTACACATTTGCATTAAATGGTCTTATTCTACTTGCTAAGTAATCTGTAGTAGTAGTAATAAAGTCAGCATCCTTTAATGCTTGTATAGTACTTTCAGCATATCCATTTCTCTTATACTGATCATAGAGACTGTGATTCTTTGGAAGTACCCAATAGTCATCAATGTCGAAATGTACTTTAAGACCTAATCGTTTGTACCTGGAGACATCTGACTTAATCTCTCGAAGGAAGGAAATACATTTAAACTTCTTTAAGTAATCATCAGTAAGTTCAGATTCATTATAACTAAACCTTACTTCAATCCCTAATGATGCAAAAGGAACTATTTGTCTGTGATATTGCAGACCTGTTATTCTGCTACTTGTTACAACTAATATCATATTCTGTCTTTATTTTTTCTGTTATATTTTTAACCATGTACTGGACTGTCTTAAACGATATACCCACCAATGCTCCCACCTTCCGATAAGTACCATGCTCAATGTATAGTTCTAACAGTCTAAATTCTGTCGGAAATCTCTTCTGTGCAATCTTCTTTTCTATCTTATTCATCAGTAATACTACATCAGAATGTATCTGATCAATGTTATCATCCTCGTATACTTCTCCCTTTGTTGTTGTTTCGCAGCTTCTATACTTTTTGTAAAAGGCCATGTGAGGTTGAGTATATTGATAGTACATTATCTTATAACAGTATATCTCTAAAGTCTTTTTATTATAAAGATTAACCAGGTATTCAATATCCATCTCAGCAACGATAATCAACAGTTCAGATAAGAGGTCATTATATAGGTCATCTCCTTTGGTGATGCGGATTGCAGATGACTTGACAGCTTTAGAATTGTAGATAAACAGAAGAATATCGTTTCTTTTCACATTCAAAGATACCTAATAAATTAAGAAAAAACAGATATGTGCTAATTATTCCAAATTATTTTGCATTTTTTCTCGCTGATTATCAGCACTTTATGTCGGGCGTATATAAATAAGATATACATTTGTCCTATCAAAATCAAACAAGTTCATTGACGTACTGAAATAAAATAGGTTAATAACCATAGGGAGTTATTCTAAGCGTAGTTTACACGTGCCTATCAGACAATAAACAACGGTTCTATTCCATTGAGAGTAGCGAAGGGTGAGTACATCTGCCATTAATATACACCCCTTACATTTAAGATGTGGCATTCGATTGCGATAAGGGGCTAACCAATAACTAAACTATGATACTAATACAATCCACCACACATCCTGATCACAGATTCATAAGTTACTCTGCATGGATGAAATACATTAAAAACAGAAATAATCAAACCTTAACCAAAACAATCAAAAACTATGACAAAACAAGAAACACAAACCAAAATTAACGAGCTGATCACACTACTTAATACATTAGATGTCGAAGGTATTACAGTTAAAATGACAGTACCAAATGATAACATTCTAAAGCTATTAGCAACAGATTACGATGTTAAAGTATACGAACCATTTGAGATGTTCGGCAATGAAGAAAGATTATTCTACTTCAGTAAGGATAAAGTAACCATCCATGTAAAGAGCCAAATGAAGTATAGAAAAGAAACCCAATTAATTGAATACTAATGAGAGAGATAAACTACGGAAAAGTATTAGAAAAGTCTTTAAAACGCAAAGGAATGAGTAAGAAAGCTATTTCTTTGATGTTAGGGATTAGTCGAAGTACATTGTATTCAAGATTAAAGGATGGTGAGTTCACCTTCTGTCAAATGATAACTTTAAGAGAGGAGAATCTAATATGAGTTACGATGACTGGAAGTTAGATACACCCACCGAGAATGATACGAAATGTCATGAATGCGGAAAAGAATGTTGGCAATACGATTTACACATATTAATGATAAACCTAAGAGCAATCGATGTATGTTCAGATTGTTTAGATAAACTAACGATAAATGACTAAAATAACACAAGCTAATTCACAGCAACAGGTATACGATTGCTATCTTAAAGGCATGACACCTGAAACAACAGCAAAGCATCTGAAGTTATCGTATAAGTATGTAAAGAATAAGTATGAGGACTTTACTATTCATTCTGCTACTCTTAGAGGTAATGACAATAAAGAACGTATCGGTCAGATTTGGTCAATAGAAAGAGATTTATTCCAAACTATTGAGAATGATCCTACAGATAGCACGATTGATAATAAGGCATTCATCTGTTCAACTTTTTGTGCATGAAGAAAGACATCCAATGGTTACTACTTGTAATCTTAATTACCATCATCTATGCAGGAAGTTACATCAACAAAAGCAAGGAATCATCAGAACAGATCAAAGCAGTAAAGATTGAGTATGTTTTGAAGTATAAGCAGTATTGCGATTCAGTTACCATCTTTTGTATTAACGAATATGATATTGTAGGAAGATGCAAGAAATGATCGCACAACTAAAGGAAATACAAAAGACATTTCCGAATGCACACATCCGGTATAATGCCGAGACATATTCACACTTTATCTCTTATTTTAGTGTTAAATATTACAGTTCATTATTTATTAATTAATTATCTTTACAAAAAACAAAAACTATGGAAAAAGAAGTAACACACTGGAAACAGAAGCTAACCGATGTAAATTGGATAGGAACGTACATCCTACCGAATGGTATGGATATCATCGTAAAATTATTAAGAGTAGAATGGAAGGAAGATCTCAAGGTAATGGGACAAGCTAAAAAGTCATTTGTAGCTTACTTTGGAGATAACAAGTACTTTGATAAACCAATGCTATTAAACAAAACTAATCTTAGCAGAATAACAAAGATCACCGGAACACCCAATCCTCAAGAATGGATTAACCTAAACATGGATGTTATTCTTTGTCAGGAAATGGATAAGGCAATTGGAGGAGGTAAAGATTGGGCATTGAGGATTAAGGAATACAATAAACCTGATCTGATCTTAGACAGTCCAAACTTCATCAAAGTAAAGGATGCAATTACAAATGGCAAAGCTACAATCGAGCAAGTAGAAACCAAATACAAG